TTCGAGTAATCGGCCGATACAACGTGGCAGGCCTGTTGTTGTAAAACCAATTCCTGTATATGCCTGCAAAGAATGTGGTCGTAAGGTACAACAAACTGCTGCAGATGCTGCTGCAGATGCTGCCGAAGCAGGTTGACATCAATCTGCTGATGTGTAAAATACGTTTATTAAGACATGGAGACTTGAATGACAAATGTACCTAACGTAACTTTTAAAACACGAGTACGTGATGACAGCATCGCAGGACCGAATCCTTATCGCTGGCAGGAAGTAACCAGTGAGGAATATTTTTCTGGCAAACGTGTAGTTGTGTTTAGCCTCCCTGGTGCTTTTACCCCAACTTGCAGTACTTATCAGCTGCCCGATTTTGAAAAACTCTATGAGGATTTTACAGCAGAAGGTATTGACGAAATTTACTGCATTTCCGTTAACGACGCCTTTGTTATGAATGCCTGGGGTAAGCAACAGTGTGTAAATCGGGTCAAGCTAATTCCAGATGGTAGCGGAACATTCACACGTATGATGGGAATGCTAGTCAACAAAGACAATCTAGGGTTTGGCATGCGCAGTTGGCGATATGCTATGTTGGTCAATAATGGTGCTATCGAGGCGCTGTGGCCCGAAGAAGGTTATCGTGATAATGCAGACACCGATCCATATGGCGAAAGTAGCCCACAGACTATTCTAGAAAGAGTAAAGGCTTTTAATGCCGAACAAAGTTAACATGCACAAATTACATCTTGATTGGTGCATGTATTTGATTAAAAAAATGCAAGACGTGATAGAATCTAATATTTCAGACAAAGAAAAGCTTGATACTATAACTTGATATGTTAATCAATGTCTCAAATATTATAATTAAATACTCGCTGCTTTAGAGCTTCATCTGAAAATGTGCATTCACTACATTGCCTTGGAGATGAGACCGTGTCTCGTGGAGCCAAAGCAGGGAGTTACTGGTATTTGTTGCAACTATTGCAACTAGGTGAAAAACCGCGCAGCAAGCTGTTGCGGTTTTCTGCTTGACGCAGCTACCATTGATTGGTAAATATATAGTGAGCAACAACCCCGACAGCTACGACGACGGCTACAGACAAGCATTGTTAGATGTAGCAAAATTGATTGCCAATGTGCCCATACCAGAAATGGCAGATACCACAAATATGCAAGATTTTTGGAAACTGCTTAGACAAGCACAAGGAACAGATACAAACAAGTTTAATATTTTTTCTGCTGGATTTAGAGTAGCGCGCCGCGAAATAAGCAGCCATATTGCCAGGCTAGCAAAACAAATATAAGATATTAAAACATCTGTGAATGAAATATCATAAACACATATGTCGGCATTGTACGTCAAATGTGGCTGAGAATTGGGCAAAGGTAGATATAGTACTACAGGTACATATACAAAAGTGAGATTACAGATCTCAATCAAGCAGATGCAAGCACCGCAAGGAACTCCAGTTCCGATAAATATCAAATGAAACTAGCAGATTTGTTTGAATCAAAAAAACTTCGATGGGCAGTCGGTCCTAATTTTTCGCATGCTGAATATAAACCTGCACAAACCAACAAAGACCGCACTGTTGTATGGGCTCGAATAAGTGACATAATGTCGCACACACGCAGAGATTACGCTCTGGATTTAAATCATCCCAGAGGCGGGGCACATGCTGTTGGCGCTCGAGTTGACAAAGCCAAACAACATTGGGCAGCAGGTGGATACATGGATCCAAGTGAAATACATGTAGACGGCAATACCATTACGTTTACAAATGGTAGACATAGGTTGGTAGCAGCACATCAGCTCGGTGAAGAATATGCCCCTGTTGTGGTTGCGTTAGATGAATTAGATGATCTTGAAAAAATAGTAGACACACGAGAATATTAGGGCTGCAAAGGCATCAGCTGGACTAAGGCCCACTGTGGAGTTTCCAGCTTGCAGGTTTCAATTACCTGGCAGTCCACCAAAATTAATCATTGACATATAAGATATATACAGTAATATGTGTGTATAGAAGACGTGTTCATTGACAACGTAGATAAAACAGTTATTAGAGTAATTCCGAGTAGCTCAGTTGGTAGTAGCATGGGTCTGTTAAACCCAGGGTCGTTGGTTCGAGCCCAACCTCGGAAGCATGCCACCTTAGTATGTAAGTATCGACCTAAATACATTAGCGAACACTTACATACTAAGGGCTGGAATTTTTTATATCCAGTAGAAGGTAACAAAAAAATTAAGAATAAAGACCTTGACTTTTATTTAAATCGAGTATACATTAAAGGCAGAAAGTTAAAAAATTAACTGTTGATACTTACCAGCACGCGTGCTGGTTTTTATTATAGAATTGGTAAGGTACTGTATCACACTAGAATAAGATCGACTGTGGCAGGCAGTATCAGATACACGGCGGGTTAGGGGGCCAGTGTATAGGATTTAGAGTTGACATACGCGATTACAAGATAGCTTATCAATAGAATAATACTTTACATCTCCATAGCGTGGCTAACTTAGCACAATACTGGCGTACGGGATATGGGTTAGCCAAGTTGTGTTACAATAACACTCATCTTTTTGAAATAAATATCTACATTAATAAAGTAGGAGATTTAAAATAGATAATCGGCAAGATTTTGTCAACACCTGGTTGGTCGAAATGCCAGAAGGTTTAGGGGTATTTGATACATATGATCAACTTGAATATGTTATTAATGATTATATAAAAAATGGTGTGAAACCTGAGCAAGTAAAACCAGATTTATGGAAAATTGCAGGTCAGCAAGTTATTTTATATTGGTATCAAAAAAATAATAAAATTATATTGGCAACTGAACTGGCTAAAAAACCACAAGCACTGGTAGTGAGTATAACTGGTAAATCTCCAGAGTTTCGCGGAAAACCGCCATATACAAGTGACCTCTATGCAGAAATCCTAGATGACAACCCTCAATCTTTACGGTTATATAGTGATACACAACTAAGTGATGATGGATTAAAATTATGGAAAACTATGATGCGTATGGGATATCATGTTTCTGTATACGATAACCAGAATCCAGCCCAAAGTTTTAAAACATTACAAACACCGGCAGAAATTGATAACTTTTTCAAGCATGATGATAGAAATTATCAACGATATCAATACGTCTTATCAAAAAAAGGTTTACCAGTATCAGAAACAAGAGGGTATTTCCATCTTAGACGTTACAGAGAATTGTCTGGATTATCTGTTTGAGTTCAACTATATGTCATGTTAGCAGTGAACACACAAAATCACTGTACCAACTGGCAAACGTCAACTCTATCTATATTGCATCCGTTTTGCCAATAGAGATCCTACAATGTTATCAACTGTTTGTAGATGATCGGCACGGTTGTACCCAGTTTGCAGCAACCTATGAAGACTACTATAATACAAATGCATTGCAACTGTCAGTGTAGGCGATAGGACAGTTGTTGAAGGGATGGCAACAAGATCGCATGTATCTTCGTTAACCAACGGCAACAGTGTATCATTTGTGCCAGTAAGTGTGTAACATGCATACCCATATTTCGCCAGTATAGACAAAATATTTGTGTTGTTGCCATATTCGACTATTACTACCGGCTTATGGTCGGCAATTATACGCCGGGCTCCGGCTAGAACATGATAGTCATGAAGTTCGGCATCTATTTTTATAAAACCAATTTCAATTTCTCTAGCAACAAGGTCATCCAACGGAGCAACTGTAACAGTTCTGCTGTTGGTTTGTACCAGTGTTGTATTGTTGGGATCAAAGTGCAGTCCATTAAACCATAATGCAGGTTCACCGTTGGTATAGTTGTATTCGTAATAGGTCATTTCATTTGCATATTCTCCACAAGCACATTGCGTGTAGCTGCACTTTGACATATCAATGATAGACCATTTTAATGATTTAAATAATATTTTAGAGTTGAGAACCGGGTTTGGATCAAATGCATAAACTTGTTTGTAGGCATTTGATAGTATACCGGTTAAGTTGCCTGTGCAACACCCAACGTCAATGGCAGACAATTGAGGATTGGCATAACAAGCAATTGTAATCCACATCAATGCATTATGATGCAGCACTCTTACACCTGCACTGTAAAGTGTTTTAGAAATACTGCCGTAGTCGACGTAATGCATGTCAATAGGATTCATCAAATATTTAATGTGTAGATCGCATCAACTGAAATATAAATTGCCAACTCCTGCCAACAATTGCAGTCAATTGCCAATAAGTTGCAGATTACATCTCTGCCGTGTACAATTATTGCACAACAACGGAAAATATTTTGATGTACGATATAGTTTTCTTAAGTTATCAAGAACCAAACGCCGAATCAAATTGGAAAGCATTAAGCGATAGATTTCCATCTAGAACCAAAAGATTGCATGGTGTAAAAGGAATTCACCAAGCTATTTCTGCCACGGCTCATATGGTAGATACAGACATGTATTATATAGTGGACGGCGATGCAGTTGTGTTTCCAGACTTTCATTTTAACTATGTTGTAGCAGAGCACGAAAAAACCAATGTTCATGCATTTAGAGCTAGAAATCCTGTAAACAACCTGGTATACGGATACGGTGCAGTTAAGATTTTTCCCACAGAAATTGTGCAAAAAGTAGGCAAGCTTACAAATAAAACTGATATGTCAACAGGATTGACAAACGCTGGGTACAGCGTAGTTGACATAGAAAGTAATATTACACAATTCAACACAGACCCTGTTAGAACTTGGTGCGGTGCATTTAGAGAATGTGTAAAACTAGCCAGCAAGACAATAGATCAGCAACTCGACGAAATGACCAAATATCGGTTAGATGTATGGTGCACCACCGGAGTTGACCAAGCATATGGCAAATGGTGTATCAACGGAGCACTGGCAGGTCGTGCATACGGCGAAAAATTTGCAAATGACAAAGATGCCATTTTTAAAATTAACGATTTCAGTTGGTTGCAACAGCAGTTTGATGCAACATGCAATCTAGGATAGAACAGTTTAAATGCCTCAATATATTTTGAAAAATTGCGACACATTTTATATAAGCTTCGACGAGCCCAATTGTGATGCCAATTGGAACAGACTGTTGAGCCTGCAGCCTGCAGCCAAACGCATACACGGGGTTCGGGGGTTTGACAGAGTTTATAAACTGTGTGCTATGATGAGTAAAACTACAAGATTAGTCACTGTTGACGGCGACAACTGGGTAAACGACGGTGCACTAGATATGGAAATAGATGACACTGGTATTGAAGATGCAACATTTAGCTTTACCAGTAGGAATGTGATTAATAATCTTCAATATGGCAATGGCGGTGTAAAGGTATGGAATCGAGAAACGTTGATATCCAGTAACACTCACGAAAATTCAAACAGTGTCGATTTTCACTGGGATATACGATACAACCAACATCATTTTATAGCCAGCAGCACTGTTCAAAATTGTTCAACGTTACAAGCATGGCGTGCAGGATATCGAGAAGGTTACAAAATGTCGCTGGTAGATGGCAAACCTTTGAATAATTTTACCAATGAATGGCAGTCTCTAATAGGAGACAACATCAGCAGATTGTTTATATGGACTACAGTTGGTAGAGATTGTGCAAATGGCATTTGGGCAATTGTTGGTGCTAGACAAGCGCTGCACGACGTGATAACAAAAACTGTCAAGCACACATTTATAAACAACTATACAGATTTATTGCAGTATTTTTGCAAAATACAAAGAAAAGACCCTGAGTTACAAGCACAACAACTTGGCAAGTTTTTAAATAACAGCGGGTTTCCTATATATGAAATGGATAGCGCAATGAGTGCATGGATGCGAATGGTATATGTTAATCCTGTACGTATAGAGTTACCTAGACCAACTGCAGGCAACAGCGTATGATTTACACATACGACACAGTTACAACTGTTCATTTGGAAATAACCAGTAAGTGCAACGCGTCATGTCCGATGTGCGGCCGCAATGTAAATGGAGGTTCAACTGTAAAAAGCTTGCCGTTAACAGAGTTGTCGCTTTCTCAAATAAAATCTATATTTCCAGAGGACTTTGTTGCCAGATTGACTAAATTTTACATGTGCGGCAATTACGGAGATCCTGCTACTGCACGAGATACTGTTGAAGTATGCGAATGGCTAAAAACCATAAATCCGACAATGCAGATCGGACTACACACCAACGGCAGTGTTAGATCTACCGATTGGTGGATAAGATTAGCTAAATGTCTGTCAGGTCTGAACGACTTTGTGCGATTTGGTATAGATGGGTTGGAAGATACAAACCATTTGTATCGAAAAGGCACTGTTTGGCATAAAATTATGCATAACGTACGCACATATATCAACGCAGGCGGCAGCAACGCTCAATGGGCCTTTCTGATATTTAAACACAACGAACATCAAGTTGATGCTGCAAGACAACTCAGTCGAGAGATGGGATTTACTGCATTTATACCTAAAAAAACCAGCAGATTTTTCAACGCAACCCAGCACGATGCTGCATCAAACCACCCTGTAATAAGCAAGAGTGGCAACACCTTGTATCATTTGGAACCGCCAACCGACACAGTATTTAAAAACGAAAGTTTACAAAATCTCAAACACCTAAGTAACAAATACGGCAATATGCAAGCATATTTGGACCAAACTAAAATATGCTGCAAGGTATCGCAAGATAAAAGCATATATGTGTCGGCAGAGGGGTTGGTGTTTCCTTGCTGCTGGACAGGATACATACATGCAGATAACCCTACTGTAAGTCAACTAGCAGTGCTAGACTTGATTGACCACAACACAGACAATATCTCTGCATTGAATCGATCGTTAGAGTTGATAATAAATGGTGATTTTTTCCGCAAGATATACCATAGCTGGGGGCAACCTAGCATAGCCAACGGTAAGTTACAAACATGTGCCAGTATTTGTGGTCAAGAATTTGACAGATTTAAAAGTCAGTTTTCCTGACGATCAACACAGTTTGTCTACAGCGCAAGATACGTGCATCTGAAAGAATAAATATGCTTATGAAAAAATCAAGCATATCCGACGCCGACTTTGCTGATATACCGTTTGACAAAATAACCAAACTTGGTCAGCATCCAATGCTCTATGACGACATGATGTATGTTGGCATAATTTTAGATAGATTTTGCAATTATAATTGCAGTTACTGCTGGCCGCATGCACGAAGTGATACTCGATCGCATTTTTCAGTTGATACTATGAAAGCAACTGTGGACGAAATAAAGCGCCAGAGTAGAGATAAAGAGTTTAATAGTTTTCAATTTACCTTCAGCGGTGGCGAGGCCACACTCTATCCTAACTATCTTCAACTGTTGGAACATCTTGCAGAAGATACGTCAAATTGCAATTATCAAAGCATGCGTATGGCTAGTAATCTTTCACCTGGAATACGTTGGTTTGACAAATTTATTCAATCCACAAGTAAGTTCAATTTTGTAGGTATAAGTGCATCGTGGCATAGAGAGCAGGGAATAAAAGAAGGCGACTTAACCGTATTCAAAGAAAAATTTGCTGAGAAGATTATATACCTGCAAGAAAACGACATTGAAGTTTTAGTTAACATTGTAATGTTGCCGGAACTATTTGACGAGATATATAAAGAGGCAGAATACTTCCACGACAAAGGCATAAATGTCAGTTGCAAACCGTTGTTTCATCCAATAACTAACATTATGTCCAACGACTACACACCAGATCAGCTTTCTTTTATGCAGCACGACATGCCTCTAGTTAATTTTGTTGAATCTCAACGTAAAACTGTGCATCCGCAACCAACACGCAGTTTATACGCCGACATTGAACGAGTACAATATACCAATTTGCCGCTCACCAAATTCTCAGTTGAGCTTAGCGATAACAACAATAAAAAATGGCATCTAGACCATGCAGAAAGACTTAACGGTGTAGGTTTTAACAAATTTACCAACTGGATGTGTTATGCAGGATATCGAAGTGTTATGATATCGGCGCCCTCTGGATATGTACGTCGTGGGTATTCCTGTGCCGATGCACCATTGGGGCATATAGAAAAGGGTTTTAAATTATTTGATGGGCCTAAGCTGTGTATTACAGATTTGTGTTCGTGCTCAGCTGAT